CGCCGTTGGTAAACTCGATGCCGCTGGCCTCGAGAGCGGCCCGGATGGCGTCGACTGTGCGGGGCCGGAGTGCTTCCCCCTTTTCGAAGCGGACTATCGTCTCCGGCGAGACCCGGGCCGCTTCAGCAAGCTCGCGCATCCCCAAACCTACCGCGGCCCTGGCCATCTTGCATTGAACAGGCAGCAATTCCGAACCTCGTGCGGATTTGGCTTGCGCAACAGAGCGCAGCCGTTATCCTAACTGTGTTCGGATAACCGAGCAATCTTGTAAGCGGCCGGGAGGCGAGCCTTGACCCTCGCCCGCCCGGCCTAACCCTGGACCAGAAAGGCCCTGACCCATGGCTGACCCTACAGATACCACGCCCGGCGCGTCCGGGCGTGCCCCCTACCCCACGCTCCCGGCGTTCCTTCTCTTCACGGTGGAGGCGCTTGGGCGGGAGCATCGGAGGCTCGAGGCCCTCGCCCTCGACATATGCGAGCGGCGTGAGGAGGCCGAACGCACTCTTGCCGGTCCCACCCAGCGCGTGCCGGCGACGATAACCCTGCAGGCGCTGGAAATGCTGGCCTACGACCGGGCCCGCGCCTTCCAGGATCTCGCCCTGACACTGCCGGCGCAGTCGTGGGCGGATGCCCTGGTGCACCTGACGCTGGCAATGGACGTCACCGAGACCCTCGACGATGACGACCTTAGCACCGAGACGCGGAAGGATGTCCTGGTCCAGCTGCGCCGCGCGCACGCCAGCATCTTTCCGCGGGTTGCGGAGGCCGCGGGTCCCGCGGCCAATGGATTGGTTGAGGTCTGGCACGTCGCGCGGCACGCCTTCGAATTCGGGCAGACGGAGGGCTCGCCGTGAGCCGCGCCATCGGTCGGCGCGGCCTGGTCGGCCCGGGCGCCTCGCTGCTCCTGCTGGCCGGAGCGGCGATGAAAGCGGCGCCCCCGGCGGAGGCTGCCGGCAGCCCAGACGCCGAGCTGCTGCGCGTGTGCGCCGAGTTCGACGCCTTGGAGCGCCAGTATGTGGCGCTTCACGGGGTGGAGACTATCGAAGAGGAACATGCCAACGAACCGCTCATCAACGTGGTGTCTGCGCGGCAGCAGCATCTGCTCGACCGGCTTTGCGAGCTCCGGGCGACCACGATGCAGGGACTGCGCGCCAAGGCGGAGACCCTGGCGAATTGGGATCCGACCTCGACGGACGAAGACCCCGGCCGCTACTGGGACGATCGCATGGTCGCGTCGCTGGTGTGCGACATCCTGGCGCAGGCCGGCGCATGACGGTCCAGACCCCGGAGGAAGAGCTCCTCGACGTGCAGATCGACCTTGCGACAATCGCGGAGATTTTCGACGCACTCGACACACCAGCCGCAACGTGGAAATCCCCGGCGCGTGGCTGGGTTGGTTCGGCAAGCACCTGGTGTCAGCCAGCGAACGCATCGAAGGGGCTGCGCTCGCCCTGCGGAAACGGTGAGCGGCGGTGGCCTGCGGGTCGCCGCCGGTTGCCGATCGGGCGCCGGAGCGCGATCCTCACCGCCGGCGGCGCTAGGAGTCGCGACCGAACGCCCGGACCTCCGCGCCGGGCTGCGCCGCCGCTTTCACTGCGGATCAGCGTCGCGGAGGCGCCCATGGACAACCGGATCCGATCAACCGGGCTGCCTCTACGGCTTGCCATCGAAGAGCTGGTTTCAGAGCAATTCAAGCAGATCGCAGCGTTTTACAAGCGCGACCTTCTGCGCGTGCCGGTGTCCGAAGCGGATGTGAGGGCGCAAGAGGCTTCGATCTCACGCAATCGGCGGCTCTTGTGGATCGATCTTCGGGAGCGGTGGCGACGGGACGAAGTCCGCGTTCGCGGCAGACTTTGGGGATCGCGAGGTTCCGAGTGGATCCTTGGCGATTTTCCGGACCAGCGGGAGCCGGACTGGGACGCCAACCAGATCGAGTCAGGCGGCGTCGTCTACGTCAACGTGCACGTATTCGAGGCTGCGCGGGGGAAGGGATTCGATCTCGCCAAACAGGATCCTTTCGTTTGGCTGAGCGCATACATGGCGAGCGAAGTGCCACGCCCGAAACGAGATGCAGCGCTGAAGGACTGCATGCAAAGAACCGGCGCAACCTGGCGAGAGGCTATACAAGCGTGGAACCGCTTGGACCCCAAGCTCAGGAACCCGCGGGGCAAGCCAAGGTAAATCGTGCAGATAATCGTGCAGGCTGCACGCAACGTGCACGCTGTACGATTTTCCCCTTTGCGGCGCCTGAGGCCATCTTCGCACTAGTGGCGGCTCAGTAGAGAGCCCGAGCAAATGAGGCGCGAGATGCCCGATACCTACCTGACCGAACGCGAGTTCAGCGAGCGCTACCACGTGTCGGCGCGGACGGCGCAGCGTTGGCGGTATACCGGCGAAGGTGGTCCGCCCTTTGTTCGATTGGGATTTCGCCGGGTCGGCTACCGCCTTTCCGACTGTGAGGCCTGGGCAGCGGCCCGCACCTTCCAGAGTCGCGCGGCGGAGACGGCCGAGGCCGCCGCCGCGTAGCCCCGAAACGAAATGCCCCCGCAAACACGTGGCGACGTGCTGCAGGGGCGGATCGGTTCGGCAAAGTCGCTGGCGGCACTGGCGATATACACCCGACCCGTCCTGCCCTTCAAGCGCCGCCGCCGCACCTGCTTAGGAGCGCGCGATGCGCACCGACTACGCCGCCTGCCTATCTGACCCGGGCCGGCATCCCAGCCTTCAGCCGAGGCTGGAACCGAACCTGCGATGACGTCCGGCTCAAGCGAGGTGCAGAGCACGCCTGTCGCCTCGGGCCGCGCGCGGTCTCTGAGCTGCTCCTGCAGGTGGCGCACGGCCGCTACGACCTGGCAGGCCTGCTCGATCTTTTGGACCAGTGGCGCGCCGGCCTCTCTCCCGAGATGATTGCTGCAGCCGGCGCCGATCGGTTTCCGCCGCGGCCGCTCCGCGTGGTGCCACGATGAACAGGCACGGCCGGCGTGCCGAGGCGGCCAAAAGGTCGCAGCGCCGCGACCTTCGCGGCGATACCATCCGAACCACTCTCCGAGCCCTGGCCGACGCGGCCGAATGCGACACGACGATCTCCGGCGCAACTTTGTTCATGCCCAGCGGCGAGGTCATCTATCTCGACGCGGATCACGCGCGGGCGATGGCGGACGGCAAGCCGGGCGGGCCGCTGCAGTGAGCGCCGCAGGCTCATCCGCCGGTCCGACACTGGACAGCCTCGCCGGGGCTGCCTCGGTGCGCGCGCGCCTGTGGGACGCCGGCTTTCGCCCGATCCCGATCTACAGCGTCGATCATCCCATCAAGGACGCGGGAAAGCGCCCGATCGGCGACGATTGGAGAAGGCGCGCGCTGCGCGATCCCCCGGAGGCGGTGGATGCCCCGCCGGAGCTTGCGGCCCTCAACACGGGGATCCTCTGCGACGGCCTGCGCCCCATCGATCTAGACGTCGACGATCCGCGGCTGGCCGCCAGGCTGCGCGCGCTGGCTATCAAGCACCTCGGCGAGACCATCATCCGCACGCGCGCGAACAGCGGCCGGTGTCTCCTGGTCTACCGCGCCGCTCAGGGCCAACCGCGGAAGGTCGCGCTTTCCGGACAGCTCGGGAAAGTGGAGGTGCTCGGCGCGGGCCAGCAATTCGTGGCGTTCGGCAAGCACCCCAGCGGCGCGGCGCTGCAATGGACGCCGGAGGCCCCGAGCGAAACAGCGCTGGAAAACCTGCCCGTTGTGACCGAGGCCCAGATCGAGGCCTTTCTGATGGCAGCTGCGCCGGTGATCGGCGCTGCTCCGCCGAGGTCAAAAGCCGATGGCGGCCATCTCAACGGACAAGCGAGTCTGCATCCGCCGGCGGCAGACGCGCTGGACGTGGTCGCTGCCCTAAGCGTCATCCCTAATCAGGGCCCCGCCGACTGGGAGTCATGGAACCGCGTCGGCATGGCGACGTGGGCAGCCACGGAGGGCAGCACGGCCGGCTTCGCCGCATGGTGCGCCTGGTCGGAACGCCATCCCGCCCACGATCCCGCAGAGGCGCGTCATCGCTGGGAGCACTACCGAACCTCGCCACCGACCCAGATCGGCGCCGGAACGCTGTTCCACCTGGCACGTGAGGCGCGTCCGGGCTGGACGAAGCCGAGCGCGAGCAGCAGCAAGCCCGCGGCGCAAGGACATGGGCAACCGCCGTCCGCCGGGGTGCTCTGGGCGGAGGACTCTTCGTGGACAGAGGACGGCATTCCGCAGCGCCCGTGGATCGCCCCGGGGTACGCACTGCGCGGAGCGCTCACCGTAGTCGCCGGGCCGCCCAGCGCCAGCAAGTCCAGCTTGATGGTCGCCTACGCCGTCGCCGCGGCGCTCGGCGAGCCCTTCCACCGCTTCCGCCCTGTCGGGCCCATGCGCGTACTGATCTACAACGTGGAGGACGACGCGGACGAGCAGCGCCGGCGGTTCTCGGCGGTCCTGCGCCAATTCGGCCACCCGCCATCGGCGCTCGACGGCAAGGTGCTGCGCATCGGGCCGAGCGGCGTCGGCACCCTGGCGGTTTACGACGACCTGACCGGCAGGGTGACCGACAGCCCGGCCATGGTGGAGCTGCGCAGCCGCATCGAGGCATTCCGGCCCGACCTGGTGATCCTCGATCCCTTCGCGGAGCTGCACTCGGCGGAGGAGAACGCCAATACCGCGGTGCGCGCGGTGCTCGCCTTCTTCCGAGCGCTGGCCGTCGAATTCAAGATGGCGGTGATCCTGCCACACCACACCCGCAAGGGTGTCGCCCTCGCAGGCGACCCGGACGTGGCCCGCGGCGCATCGGCCATCATCGGCGCCGCCCGGGTGGTGCTGACCGTCACCGGGATGACCGAAGAGGAAGCGGCGGCGTTCAACATCAATTCGGACCATCGACGCCACTTCTTCCGTGTCGATGGCGCGAAATCGAACTACGCCCCGCCGACCGACGCAGAATGGTTCGAGCGCATCGCCTATGAGCTGGACAATGGCGACCAGGTCGCGGCGCCCGTTTCGTGGAAGCCGCCGGCGGACGTGGTCTCCCTGGACATGCGCCACGCCGTCGAGAGCGGGATTGCGAGAGGCAGTCCGCACGGGCCGTGGTCGCCGAAGTTGAGCACCGAACCCAGGTCCGTGCGCCACCTGATGGTGGAATGCGGGATCATGACGGCCGATGGCCAAAAGCAGACGCTCAAGACCCTCCTCGCGAGCGGATGTGCCATCGCCGACTTCCGTCACAGTAGCCGAGTTGTCGCGAAGGGACTTCGCTCGCCTGACGGCGAACCGCGACAAGCGCTATGGATTGATGCAGCGGCATGACCCACGCAACTCCCTGCGTGACCCACGCGCGTGGGTGGTCGCCGGGTCCTATAGGAAAAACGACCACCGCAGCAATGGGCGGTGGTTCGTTTTACCCAAGCAGGACCCGCGCAGGACCCATGCGGTCGTTACGACCCCGGAGGGGGGGGGTCACAATTATGGGACTCTATCGGCCAATGACCGCCCCATGGTCAGACTTTCACGCCGTCAGATTAAACTTTCGGGTTTGACCCCGTGACGAAACGCGGGCCGCGCCCTCGCCCTGACGAGCTGAAGCGCCTGACCGGTACCTTCCGGAAGGACCGCGCCCATCCGCGCAAAGTGAAGGACCTAGCGGGGCAGCCGGTGATGCCGGAGTTCCTCGAGGGCCGGGCGGCCGAGCTCTGGCACCAGCGCCTCGCCGCCTATGCGGCGCGCCGAATCGCCGTGCGGGGAAGCGAGCGGGTGCTGGCGCATCTCTGCTGCCTTGACGCGGCCCTGGAGGCGACCTGGCAGCGCGGAGAGACGCCGACGGCCGCGATGGTGACCGCTTTCCGGACGCTGGCGTCGTTGTTCTACGAACCGCCCGCCTCGCAATACGGGGCGACGGAGGCGACTGCCGCTCCGTCACCGTACGACGAATTCGCGGAACACTTCCTGGGCGAGCCTGCCCCCTCCCCGGCATGGGCCAAACTGCGCGCCTTGCACGCGCGGAAGCAATGACGCCTCCGGCACCCCGCCACGAGCTGGACCGCTACGGCCATGCCCTCTGGCACGCGGCCTATACCAGCGCCGTGCGGCACGGGATATGGAAGCCGCACTTCGCCCTTGGCCTCGAGACGCTTGCCAGCGCGGCCGCGCAGTACGTCCGGGCGGCGATGGCGGGCGGCTCCGATGACCCCGACCTGCGCACCCTCCGGGTGATAATCCGCGAGCAGCTTTTCCAATGGCATCTGATCGACGATGAGCGGCTCCCCGAGCTGCGCCCGGACGGTGTCGACCCCGACATTGCGCGGGCGTGCGGGCTTCCGCCGACGGTGCACTGAATGCCCGTCGCGCTCGATCCCGCGCGCCTGGAGGGCATCCTGGCCCGGCTGCCGGCGGATGATGCCCTGGCGCTCTCGGCGGCCCTGGAGCCGGCCTGGCGGGCCCGCGAGCGGCGGCGGCGGGCCCGGGACGAAGTGCTGCACGAGTTGCGCGCCCACTACCCGACTCAGAGCTACACGGTCGCGGCGCGGCTGATTGAGCGGGATTGGGCCCGGTATTTGGCCGGCCCGTGGCGGCAGCAGCGGATGGCGCCGCCCCCGCCCGATCCGGGCTCGCGGGCCGACTGCCTATACCGCGCCACCACGCTGAACGCCGGCGTTAGCCTGGCCTGGCGCGCGTTGGCCGAGATCATCCGTCCGCCCGCCGTTGCAGAAAACTCCGGTGGCGGCTGCAACGGATCGCCCCCATCCATGGCGAATGGTCTTCAAGCAGACACGGCCGTCGCCTGCGCCGCCGAGCTCGGATGGCGGCACGACCTCCCGGATTCCGCAGACCGAAGCTGAGGTCGCGGACGCGCTGCGCGCGCTGGACGCGGAACGCGCTTCTCTCGCCGAGACGATCGAGCGCCACGCCGAGCGCGAGCAGGCGGCCCTCGAGGCCGGGGCGGAGGACTATCAGCTCGCGGAGCTCGACTGGTCCGTCCGGCGCGCCAAGGTGCGGCTGGTCCAGCTGGAGCGCCAGGAAGCGGGCCTTGTCGAGCTGGGCAAGAAGCTCCGGTTCGATGCGCAAGCGGCACAATGGGATGCGCTGCGGGCCGAATATGCGGCCGCGGGCGAGCAGCTGGTGCGCGACGCACGAGCGCTGTCCGCGAGTCACGCCCGGGTGGCGCAGCTCGCCCAGCGATGTGACGACATCGGCTTCCGCGGGCCCGGGGTCGCTTCCGGCGCCGGCATCGCCGTGATGGAGCCGCTGCTTCCTCGGCCGCCCTTTTTGCCGTGCCTGGCCGCCCTGGCGGGTTGGGAGATCGGCGCAAAGCGCGCCGCGGCATCCACCCTGCACCCAGTCAAGCCGGGCCAATTCAATCCCGCCCGGCCGTTTTGCACCGCGGCCGAGATGTCCGAGCAGGATGCACAACGCATGTGGGGCACCGGCCCCGAGCAACATCTCGCGGCAGTTCAGGCCGGCGGCCGCCGGACGACGCTGGGGGGATCATAGACCATGTTCATTTCGGGTTTCTTGGCGCTCTGCAGCGCGACCGGCACCGGCACGTGCACGGAGTTCCCGAGCGGCGGCTACGCCCGCCAACCAATCGCGTTCGGCACGCCGAAGGGCGGCCTCACCGTCAACAGCACGCCGTTTTCCTTCGGGTATCCCGGCCTGCCGGAGCAGGTTGCAGGGCGAGCAATTTACGACGCGTCGACCGGTGGAAATCTGCTGCTGGTGCTGCCGTTCGCGGCACCCCGGCCGCTACCCGGGGGTGGTCCGGTCGACGCCGGCGACGTGGGCTACATTCGGCTGCTGTTCTCCGCGATGGCGGCATTCCCGGACGCCGATGCGTTCACCGGGACGCTCGCGGCCGGCGCCATTTCGGGGCAGTGTTACGATTCCGGCGACATCGTCGGCACCTTCTCGACTGCTCCGAACGCCGCGAGTGGCGTCACCCTCTACCCCATCGGGGGGCAGCAGCTGGCCGTCAGGGCCTCGTCTCTGAGCACGGGTGTCGCGTTGACGATCAACCGAGGAACCCTGCAAGCAACATCGAGCGTGCCGGCGTGACCATCCCGGGCGCCATCGTCGAGCGCGAGCGGGCCGTCATCTGGTGCGATACCGAAGTGCACCGGGGCGACCGGCCGTCATGCTTGCGGCCGAAGCTGATCGTCAGCCCCGGCGCCGGCGCGGTCATGGCCAGCATGGGGCGCACCTGCGTCACGCACGCCGCCCGGCGGCCCTTCCTGGAGAGCATAGAGCTCGACGAAATGCCGGCCGCGATGATGCGCGCCCTCCGCGCTGAGGGTGCAAAGCGGGCGGACCGCCTGCAGCGGATGGAGCGGGGATCCTTCGCAAGCAACCTGGTTCTGGCGGTCGGATGGTCCGCACCGTCGCATCGAATGCTCGCCTACGAATTGAGCGGCGCATCGTTCTTCGTTCCGACCCTGACCACACGGTGCTGCTACCCGCTCACCGACGAATTTGACACGTGCCGATCCGAGCGCATCGCCGACGTGCTGACGGTGGCGCGCGCGCAGATGCGAGCCCTTCGCACGTGGTGGCCCGATGCCACCGGCGGCGCGCTCACCGTCGCCGAGCTGCTCCGCGGCCAGATCGTCACGCGGACCTTCGCGAATCAGGATTGGGCGCACGAGTGCGCCGAGGAGATTGAAGATGCCCGAGCCGAACCGGCCGAACGCCAGCCCGCAGCCCTCGAGCTCTGCGGCTAACGAGGAGGTCACCGTCGAATTCCTACGCTGGACCGCGTGGGGGCATCACGTCGCTCCCACCGCTTACCAGAAAGGGCAGCGCGCGGGCTTCACGCTTGCCGAAGCCGAGAAGCTGGTGCGCGGCGGTCATGCGGTCATCGTGGGCGGCGGCACGGCCATGCAGCGGGCCCGCTCGGCGTTGGGGTACTGAGCAATGCCCAAATCACCATACCCGCCGATCTTCGAGGCGGAAACTATCAACCACGATGACGTAACCGTAGAATTCTTGCGCCACACGGTGTGCGGACCTTCGCTCGGCTCTGCCTACCAGGTCGGGCAGCGTGCCGGGTTCAAGCCCGCGGAAGCCGCAAGGCTGGTGCGGGACGGTCACGCGGTGCTCGTGGATGATCAGAAGCCGAAGTGATGCAGCCGCGGTCCGACCTTTTGACGTTCAAGCGCGCGGTGCGCCACGGTGGCGCGATGCCGTTTCGGCCGGTGCTGCGGAAGCTGGCGACCGTGCAACCCGCGCCGGGCGAAGGGCGCACGCTCCGTTTCGTGGCAAGCACCGGAGCCGTGGATCGCGATGGCGACACGGTCGCGCTCGCGGGATGGCGGCTCGATGCCTTCCGGCGCAATCCCGTGATCCTGTTTTCCCATCTCGCGGACACGTTCCCAGTCGGGAAGGCAACGCACGTCGGCGTGCTCGACGGCGCACTCCGCGTGACCATCGAGTTCGTGCCCCGTGACGTGCCGATCGCCGGGGAGATGGCCGAGGCTGCGTTCCGACTGAGCAAGGCCGGCTTCCTCTCTGCGGTGTCTGTGGGCTTCAAGCCGCTCGCGTACAAGCTGTCGAACGACAAGGAGCGGGCCGACAAGTTCGGAATCGATTTCACCGCGCAGGAATTGTACGAGATTTCGCTCGTGACGGTTCCGGCCAACGCCGAGGCGCTGATCGAGCCCGGGCAGCGCGCATCGGTGGCGGTGAGCGCGCAAGCGGCGCTCCGGCGCGAACGTGCGGCGCTTCGCGCGCTGGCTTGGTCATAGCCGATGAGCGGGAACTTCCTGCCCCCGCATCCGGCGCCGGATGGCTCGGGCACGACCACGACCTTGTCGGATGATGAGTATTTCAAGCTCCTCGGCACGCCCCGCGGAACGTCCCTGCCGCCTGCGCCGAACCCCGACTTCATCGACGTCAACACGCCCGGCTCCGCGCCGGGCAACCCGACAACCGGCGACCTCGGCGGGGCGGGGCAGACCGCGTATGGCGCCACTTCCTCCGGCCAGGGAGGAGGGGGAACATCTTCCGGCTCAGATGACGTGCACGACGAAGGGCCGGCGCAGGGCGGCGGCGCGGGTTCCGGTACGCAACCGAGCGTGCAGCTCAAGGTCGGCGGACAGGTCATCACCGGCGGATGGGAGCGCATCGGCGTCATGCTGAGCTGCGAGCGCCTGCCCGCCAGCTTCATGTTCGAGCTCGCCGATTCGCCGCAGGGCAACTCCGCCGGCATCGTGGCCACGGCAGGACAGCCCTGCACTGTGGTGGTGAACGGCGTCACGATCATCACCGGCCGGATCGACCGCGTGCAGGTTCGCATTGGCCACGATCACCATTCCCTGGTGGTTCGCGGCCGCAGCTTGTCGCGGGACCTGGTCGACTGCTCGAGCGACATTCCGGGCTCGCAAATCCTCGCGACCAATGCCTCGGATGCGATTACTCGGATCTGCAAGCCCTTCGGCATCAACGTGAAGGTCCTGAGCACCGATACGAGTCAGCCGATCATCCAACAGGGCATCGAGCTGGCGGCCACCCCGTACGAGGTCATCGAGGGCATTGCGCGGTTTGCCGCGTTCCTCGTCTACGATGACCCTGACGGCAGCGTGATCCTCGCCCAGGCGGGCGCGGAGTCGATGGCGAGCGGCGTCACCTATGGCCAGAATGTCCAAGCCGCCGACGTCACCTTTTCAATCGATCAACGGTTTTCTGTTTACGTGCCCGTAACAATGGCAACCGACATGTTCTCCGACCAGAGCGCCGGAAACCAAATCCCCGGGCCGCCGATAACCGGCCAGGGTGTTGTCGACACGGGCGACTACCGGCCGATGGTTGTGGTTTCGGAGCAGGCCAACAGCAACGGGTCATTGGCGAGGCAGCGCGCCACGTGGGAGGCCGCCCGCCGGCTCGGCCGATCGCAAGCGCTGCGCGTCACCGTCGACACCTGGACGGACAGCAGCGGCGCGCTTTGGACTCCGAACAAGAAATGCCCGGTCAATGTGCCACCGGCCGGATTGAGCAATCTGACGTGGATCATATCCGAGGTCGAGCTGCTCCAGGATCTGGAAGTCGGCACTGTGGCGAACCTGGTGCTTATGCCGCCCGAGGCCTTCACGCCGGCGCCGCCGGTCCGGCTCTATGACTATCAGACCCAGCAAGCCCTCGCGGCTGGCCAAGCTGGCGGCCTGACCGGGGCGCAACCGACGCCCACGCCGCAATAGGAGGCCGCAATGGCCAGCGCCGGCTTCGCAGTAACCATCTCGGCCACCGATGCCGCGAGTGCTCGAATTGATGCCATCAACAAGCGGCTCGCGGCGATGCGCGCACCTGTCGAACGGGTGACCGGATCGCTCCAGAAATTCGCCGACCTGTCCGGCATCAGCTCGCTGCAGCGCGGTCTCGCGCGAACGTCGGAGCGCGCGATCTCCCTCGCCCGATCGCTGGCGAACGTTGTCGAGCCGCTCGGTGTCATCACCGGGGCGGCCAGCATCGCCGGTATGGCGCGCTTCGTCGCCAGCTGGGCCGAGAGCGGCGCCAGCCTCGGCTACGCTGCGCAGCGCGC